GAATTAGCCAGCGCCCAGCAAAAATCAGCCATTGGCATTAAAGCAATTGAAAAAACTGCAGATGATAAATTATCTATTGAATTAGATAATGAGCAAAAGTTTGAGTTTGATCTGCCAGCCGGTGCTAATGGTAAAGATGGCGCCCAAGGTGAAAAAGGCCAAGACGGCTTACATGGTGCAGGCCTTGAGGCAAAAAGCTGGGAATCAGGCGTTTACCGCGAAGGCTCAATTGTCCAGCATCACATTGGCCAATTCTTTAAAGCAGTAAAAGACACAGCTGACGAGCCAGGCGAATCCGCCGATTGGGAGCGCATTGGCAATGCTGGCTTTAGATTTGCAAAGACATTTGATAAAGAAGCCACTTATCAAAATGGCGATTTATATATTAAAGACTATGGCTTGTTTGGCGTATTTAACGGCGAAGCTAAACTTATTGCTGGCCGCGGCGCAAAAGGAGACAAAGGTGAAAAAGGTATTGCAGGAACAAATGGCAAAGACGGTATTGACGGTAAAGACGGCGCTAAAGTTGTTGCATTTGAAGCTAAAGGCTTTGCTGCAGCGCTTGTCATCGAAGAAGTAGACGGAAGCCTAAAAACATATTCAGTTGATTTTGCTAAAGCATTTGATAGCGAAGTTGAAGCCTTGCGTAAAGAGTTTTATGAATTGTCTTATGACGAAGTCACTAAGGTAGTTGAAAAAAGCTTGCTTGTGCATGAAGCTGATGATACGGCAGCCCCAATCCGTTTTTATCGCGGCAACTGGTCAATTGATAATGGCTATCAAACTGGTGACGTTGTTTCATTCGGCGGCAAGCTATATATTGCAATTGAAGCCTCACAATCTGCGCAACCTACTGGCGGCTCATTAACTAACCCACTTGCTGGCAGCCAATTTTGGAAAGAAATGCAAGTCTTGTCTGGCGGCTCCTCAGGCGAAGGTGGCGCGGGCACTCCAGGGCCTATGGGTCCAGCAGGCCCTCAAGGTATTCAAGGTATTCAAGGCGAACCAGGTCCAGTAGGGCCAACTGGTCCTCAAGGTCCGCAAGGCATTCAAGGCGTTGCTGGTTTAGGCATTACATTTAAAGCCAGGATTGCCACAGTTGCAGACTTACCAGCGACTGGTGAATCTGGCGATATGTATATTATCGATGAGACTGGTGATGCTTGGATTTGGTCAGAGATTGATGCAGCCTTTGAAAATGCAGGTCCGCTAGTTGGCCCAACTGGAGACCAGGGTCCTGTTGGACCAACCGGCGCGACTGGTCCGCAAGGTCCTCAAGGCTTACCAGGACCAACTGCTGTATCAGCTAATGCTGGCAACACTGCAACTCTTGGCACAGATGGATTGATATTTGTCCCAGCTGGCACTGGCGGCAGTGGCGCTTACTTGCCGTTAGCCGGCGGCACAATGACTGGTTCAATTGTCATGCCAGCTGGCACTGTAATGAATTACACAAATAATTATTCAATGTTTACAGCGAATGGTGGAGTGTCATTTAGAAATGGCGCGGCTGATTTAATTGCATTCTCCACATCTGGCATTTATGCTTATAAACCAATAATCACACCAGCCTCTGGCATTGGCGTTCAATTTGGTACAGGTGGCGCTTATTTATCTAAAGTCTCAACTGGTATTGGCGCTTATATTGGTGGAGTGCAAAAGTTTAGATTTGATAACCCAGAGCACATCTCATTCAATCCAATCGTTTTACCAGCCGACCCAGTTGCTCCTCTCCAGGCTGCGACAAAGCAGTATGTTGATGCAGCTGCGGTTGCCGCTGTCCCTACTCGTAAAAAGGCAGAGGCTGTCTGGACCGGCGTTAATTTCACATTAAACACAACTACCGAGACAAATCTTGTCTCATTATTGAAGATATTGGGCGCGCCTACCTCTGGTCAATTGACATCCCCATTTGTGGACACAGTTGCGAACAAATTAAAAGTTATTAATCAAGATGCATCAATGTTTTTCAAGTTGACATTGTCTGGCACATTCGCTGGACCTAGCACAACTGGCAGAGGCATTTCTTTGACATTTAATTTGACAAGCCCAGATATATACACCCAGGCAAGAGATGAGGACCCAGCTGGTGACAAGTTCGCTTTTGGCACATTCTTTTCAGTGGATAAGGATGGATTTTTTGCGACCAATGGCTGCACCACGACTCTCCGCTGCTATGGTTCAGCTTACACAATCACAGAGGCAAAATTAGTGATTGAGCAGAATACAATTGGAGCTTAATGATGCTTGAACAACTAAAAAGATTGCTTGGAATTACTGACAACACTCAAGATGCTTTATTGACTGAGCTCTTGATTGAGGCTCAGGAATATGTCGAAGAGTTTTTGCAACGTAAATTAGATTTGGCTGACTATGAAGACTATATTGAGCCAGGCTGCGCTTCTACTTTGGTAGTGCGTAACTTTCCATTAGAGTCAGTTACCTCTATTGAAACATTAGACGGCTTTGCATATACAGAGTTTAAGCTTGTTAAGCCTTCTGGCGAGATCCGTTCCAATATTGGTTTTAATGGTGATTTAGTTATTAATTACAAAGGCGGGTATGCTGTTCTTCCAGCCTGGGCTAAAAAAGCAATTGTTGAAACTGCCGCAAACTTATTTGCCTCAAATGGCAGTGGCAGTAGCGGCGTTGCAATTGGCGCTGTTAAGTCAGAGGAAATTGTCGGGGTGGCAAAGGTCACTTATGAAACTGGCAGCTCAAGCTCTTCTAGCAATAACAATTCCGGTGGCTTTGGATCAATCCCTGGCTATGTAATTGACACACTTGAGCCACATAGGAACCGCTATGCTTAATCCAGCAGCTGTTAGCTCTTTATATGCCAGAATGTTTGACGCTTATGCGCATGACATTAAAATTCAGGCATTAAATGGAACAGTGTGGGAAGATGTCAAAACTGTTAAGGCAGTTGTGCAAAACTATACGCCAAGCGAATTGTTATCCGGTGCTATTCCAGAAAATAGCCATAGAATTTTAATTTTAAATAGAGATTTAAACGGGTATAAAATACGCTTGAAATCTGATCGCTTATTTATTAATGGCAAATCCTACGTTCCACAAGCCATTAATGAATTAGCTAGAGGATCAGATAATTCTTATTATGCAACTGAGGTGAGGGTAATTGGATGAGCTCTAAATTTGTCCGCGATACTATCCAGGCACACTTTGCTGCCAATTGGACAGAGACACCTTACCACGTCATTGACGATATTGACGACGTTGAATCTATACCTACCAATGACTCTGAGCCTTGGGTAGGTATTGAATACGTTGCAGTCACGGAGCAGGTTAATTGCTTGCCAGCTAATATGTGGGACGAGCGTGGCACCATATTTTTTCATATTGCTATTCCTAATGGTTATCCATCATCATTAGCAATAGACTTAGGTGAGCAGCTGAGAAGATCACTACGTGGCGTCAGAATTGGCACATTAGTGATCGAGTCAGTTTCACCGCCAATCTCTCAGTCACCCCCTGCGATTGAGTGGAATTCACCTTGGCAGGGTTTTGCTTTAATTTGTTCATATCAATCTATAAGGACTTAAAAAATGTCATCCTCAAATCTAGTAAAAATTTCCTCAATTGAGGAGACAGTCTATGGTGTGACACCAGCGACTGGTGATTTTAAAACAGTGCGCTATACAAGCGAAAGCTTATCAGGCACTCCGCAAACAGCTGAGTCTGCTGAGATTCAATCTGACCGCACATCTGGCGGTCAGGTGCAAGTTGGTTTAGATGTTGGTGGTGACATCAATGCTGAATTGTCTAGTGATACAGCCTTGAATGATTTTATTCGTGGCGCAATGATGCAGCCAGTCTGGACGCCAGGCGCTATCGATGCTAATGATTGGACAGTGAACCCAATTGACAAGACATTCACTTCAGACACGACCTCATTAACTTACAGCGTTGGTGACTTGTTCATTGTTTCAAATGCAACTGAGACAAAGAACAATGGTCCTATGTATGTGACTGCTGTAGACACAGAGACAACTCCTGGCACAACTGTTTTGACAGTGGCTAAGGAAACTATTGCCTCTGAGTCTGGTCCAATGGAATTGACTCGCTCTGAACGATTATCAGTGGGCACTCAGCCAATTTCATTCTCAATCGAAAAAGATTTCACAGACTTAACTGATAAGGCAATTGCTTATCGTGGTATGTTGGTGAACCAGATGAATCTATCCATGACATATGGCTCAATCGTTGAGTCCAGCTTTATGTTCATGGGCAATGGATATGACACACCAGTTCCAAAGATGACTTCTGGTCGCACTATCACACCAGCTGGCACGACACAGCCATTCAATGCCTCTAGTGATATTGGCTTGGTGATTGTTGAGGGCGAAGTTGCTGATTTCTGTATCCAGTCACTTCAAATCTCATTATCAAATGGTTTAACACCACAAACCTGTATGGGCACATTAGCTCCTCGCCAGTATGCTTTGGGCATGGCCGCAATCACAGTATCTGGTAGCGCTTATCTAAGCAATGAAAATTGGGATTTGATGGCTAAGAAGTTAAGTCAGACTCCAGTATCAATTGCATTCTCTGTTGAAAATGATGATGGCGGCATGGCATTCGTTATTCATGGCGCCCAATTATCATTCCCAGACCCATCAAGCGGTGGTATGGATCAACAAGTTTCAATTGAGTTTAGCGGAGCAGCTAAAGCGGTTGAGTCTGGTTATTTCGACATTTATAAGTTTTAATCAATTGGGCCTAGGACTTCACGGCAGCTGCCTGACCTTTCACAGTCAGCTGTTCCTAGGTCCAACCTACTGAAAGAGTGAGAGCAAAAAATGAGTTTAAATAAATACAAGTTGCCTTTGTGCTTAACAGAGGGCGTATCGTTCACTTTGGATGATGCTAAAGAGGTAATTATTACTGTCAAGATGCCAATTGATGCAAACAAAGATTTTTCATTGGATTGGGCACGAAGATTAAAAGTATTAGATGGCGAGATTATTTCAACGCCATTTGACATTATTAAGGCACAGCAAGATTCCTTTTTTGAAACACAGATTATTAAAGTTGAAGGCGTAGATAGTCCAGAGACATTCTTTAAGGATTACCCATTGGCTAAGGATGAGATTTGGAACAAAGTCCAAGCTGAATTGCCAAACTATGAAAAAAAGGTTGAAGCCGAAGTAAAAAAATAATAAGGACCTTTACCTGGCAAGCTGATTGGGCAGGCAAATTTGATTTTTATAAAATGCTTGAAAAAAAGGGAAAGCTAAAGCCTGCCGATAAAATGCCAGAAGTATCAGATGGTGAAGGTCTTATGCTGAGTTTATTTCATGAGCTTAGTAGCGGTAGAAATGTTGGAATGTCAGTTGGGCCAATACCAATAACCCTTTTGTGGGAGGCTCAAAGACGATACAATTTAAGCAATTTAGCAATACATGTTTTGCAGCAATTAGACAGTGCTTATTTAAGGAAAATCAATGGCAGCAGCGCTAGAGATCGAGTATGATGGCAAGAGAATCGCTCATTCTCAAGTGCCAGCTGCTTTCCTTGAGTCTGGATTAAAAGGCTTAAGAGCTTATGCTTTTGCATTAGGTAATGAAGCTGCAAATGATCAAATCAAAAAAGGCAATGAATTGTCTTTTATATCCGTTGACAACCGCCGCAATCGCTCACCAGATGAGATGAAACGCGACATATCGTGGTATTTCAACCTTAAGCAGTCATTGCTATTAAAAGCCGTAACGGAAGCCCTAGAGATGGCCCAAAAGCTATCTAGGAGCTATGCTGCTGAACCTACTGGTGCTATGGCTGACTCCTGGGGTTTATATATTAATGGCAAGCCTGCAACCATGAGCCAGCTAGAAAATGTTAAGCTTGGCAAAGGTGGCGATGACGTGCGCATTACTTCAAATTTGCCATATGCCCGCTTTTTGGAAGCCGGTAATTGGGCAAGCGCACGAAGCTTGAAAAAACGTATGAAAAATGCACAGCGTCAATTAGAAGGCAAAAAAGTTAGAAGTCAAGTATCAGTTACTAAAGCAATTGCTAACTCATTGCGCAGAAAATATCCAGGGTTAAAGATTACCGATTTGTGGTATACCGACAGCCCTTTTAATTTTACAACTGGCACCAATAGAAGGCATCCAGCCGTGGTGTTTAACACAATTATGAGGGTTGTTTAATATGGCAGCTAATAAAGCAGAAATGCTATATAAAATCCAAGTTGATGCGGCAAAGGCTGTTAAAGACATGGAGGCAGTGGCCGGCAAGGTCAGAGACATTAACACGCAAGCCGCTAATAGTGGCAAAGCTGTTGGCGGGTTCCAGCGCACTATTCAAAATACAAGTTATCAATTACAAGACTTTATTGTTCAGACATCCATGGGCACTGATGCCCTAAGAGCATTTGGACAACAAGCGCCGCAGCTACTTGGCAGCTTTGGCGCGCTTGGCGCAGCAATCGGTGTTGTTGCATCATTGTCGCCGGTTGTTATCCAGCTATTCAAGGAAATGTCAAAAGAGGCAAAGACATTTGATGAGGCCATTAAAGGCGCTGACGATGCTTTAAAGTTATTAAAAGAGACATTTAACTTTGCTGATCGTGCAAGCTTTGACACCTTGATTGAAAGCTATAAAAAAGCAAACGTTGAAACGCGTAAGCTCATATTGTCAAATATGGAGCTTAACATGGTTATTGCAAAAGTAGCCGCCAATGATTTGCAAGATAGTTTATTAAACAGTTTAGACGCAGGCGTTAAAAAGTTAGGCTTTTTTAATCGTGCTTTATTAGAGACTAATAAGTATCTTAAGGACAATGAGGCAGCTGCAAAAGCTGGCAGCATAAATCCTTTTGCCGCTAAAGCAGCTGGTATGAGCAGCCAAGCTCTTCTAGGTGAAGGCTTTGGTATTTCTGACCAGCAACTTAACTCATTACAAGAGGCACAAAAATTATTAAATGCGTCTAAGATTTCAGCTACTGAATTTTTAGATGCAGTCTCTAAAGTTTATATTGAAACTAAAAAGCCAACTAAAGACTTTACAGCGTGGGTGCAAGAGCTACAAAAGACAGTTACAAAAACAAAAGAGCTTGAATTACAGCAGCAGCAATATGCGGATGCTGTTAAGCGCTTAAATAGTGGTGATTATTCAACAAGTAAGTCATTAGAAGATTCTGCTAAAGCCAGAGACAAAGAGCTAGACGCTATTGTTAAAGAGTTTGAGGCACTTGAAAAGTTAAGCGAATCACGTAAAAAAGAAGCTGAAGCATTAATGCGCAGCATTGATCCATTGTCATCGCATACTCAGGCTCTTGAAAGAGCCAGGGTTCTTTACAATGACAATAAGCTATCAGCAGAGGAATACGCAAGAGCTGTTGATTTTGCCAATAGAAGACTAGCAGATTCAGACCCATTAATTAGAGGCGCTGGCCAATCTTTATCTAACGCCATGACTGATATTGCATTCTCTGGCAAAGGAATGAATGATGTCATGAATGACATGGTTGAAAGCTTAGCCAAAGTTGCTTATCAAGTTATGGTTGTGCAGCCTTTAATTGATGCATTAAAAGCATCTATGGCCGGCGCCGGCTTAACATTTAAACCAACAGCCCCAACTTACGGCCCACCTGTTACAGCAATGCCTAACGCTAATGGCAATGCTTTTGCTGGCGGAAGTGTTGTGCCATTTGCTAAAGGTGGCGTGGTTTCATCTCCAATGTTATTCCCAATGTCTGGCGGTCAAACTGGCTTGATGGGTGAGGCTGGTCCAGAAGCGATCATGCCGCTTAAGCGTGGCAAGGACGGAAAACTAGGCGTTGCCGCCGGCGGTTCATCAACACAAGTCAATATTTATAACTCAAATGGTGGTGAGGTTACTACGCAAGAGCGCCAGGATCCTAATGGCGGCAAAATTATTGATATTATGATTAAGAAAGCGGTTGCCTCTGGCATCGCTAGCGGTGATTTTGATAAAGCAATGGGTTCAACTTATGGCCTACGCAGACAAGGAACTAGATAATGGCAAATCCACAATGGCTCACATCTCTCCAGGACCATCCAAATATTGATTATTCAGAAAAGATTATGGATGGGGTGATTAGGTCAAATCCAGCCGTTGGCCCATCAATGTCGCGCCCAAGGTTTACTAAAACCAGGACTGAGGCAGCTATGACAATTTGGGTTAATAAAACTCAGTATGAAGAATTCTTTAACTGGTATGATGTTCTTTTAGCACAAGGCTCATTGCCTTTTGACTGGGAGAAGCCAATTACTAATGTGCCGGCAACCTTTAAATTTATGGCTGCCCCATCAGTGTCTGCTGTAGGGCCATTAACCTGGACTATTAGCTGCCAATTGGAGCAATTGCTATGAGTTACTCTACCAAGTTAATTCAAGCAGCCTTAGCTGAAAATACAGCTGAGGTTTTTCTTATGCTACTGACGTTTAATCATGAGAAATTTGCTGCGCCTATCCGTTTAGTAAATAATTTGGAGGACATCACCTCTAGAGGCAATGTTTATATGGCATTTCCATTTAATTTGGCTCTTCCAGTCGATGATGGCGACTCATTGCCAACCGTGGAAATCAGCTGTGAGAATGCTAGTCTTGAATTGATTGATGAATTGCGCACTTTGGTGTCGCCAATGTCTGTTACTCTGGAGCTTATTCTGGCTTCTACCCCAGATTATATTGAGCAGTCCATTGCTGATATGAGAGTCTCTGGCATTGAATATGACGCTCAAAATCTTAAACTCACAGCAAATATTGATGATCTTTTAAATACCATCTTCCCAAAAGAGCGTTATTTACCAAGTAATTTTGCTGGATTATTTCAATGATTGATAAGTTCATTGGCATCCCATATGAGCATAAAGGCAAAAGTTTTGCTGGCGCTGATTGCGTTGGTTTGGTTGAGTTGTTTAACAAAGAAGTATTGGGCAGAAGCATCCCAGATTTCAGTGATTTATACCTTGACCCATCCGAATACAGATATCACAATATCGTGATTGAATCACAAAAAAGCCTCTTTGAGCCTATCTCTGAGCCTACTTTTGGCGATATAATTCTTTTCAGAATTGGCGCTTATGCTTGTCACTTAGGAATATTCATTGATGAATCCACTTTCTTGCATTCCCACCAGGGACATGACTCAGCAATCCAAAGGATTGACTCCCACAGTTGGTCAAAGCGCATCATCGGATTTTTTAGGCTACGCGGTATTTAAAGACAACCCATTCAACTCATTGGGTGGCGATTATCAGGTCATTCAATATCATGAAGGTGCGACAGTTGAGGAGATTACCAGGGCAGCGTGTGTCAATAATGCCTGGCTCATCAATTATTTAGAGGTCAGAGTTGGCGATGCTTTAGTGCCAAAGGAATCCTGGTCAAGAGTAAGACTTAAGCAAGGCGCTCCAATTACCATCATGGTCATCCCTCAGGGTGGCGCTGTGGACACATTAAAGCAGATTGCCATCATTGCCATCACTGTAGTGGCTGCGACCTATTTGGGTCCATTGGGTGCGACTGCAATGGGTTTCACTGCTGGCTCGACAGCTTTCACAGTTGCCTCAGCCTTAACAGCAGCGGCAGTGACTATGGCTGCTACACTTGCAATCAATGCCATTTTCCCTCCTCCAGTTGCAGACCAGCCACAGCTTGGCAATCGTGAGGCAGAGGGTCAGACTTTTGGCTGGAATACAGAGAACAATAAGCTCCTCCAGTATCAATCAGTCCCTAGAGTTTATGGTAGAGTCAAGATGGCTCCTCCTTATGCAGCCCAGCCCTTTGTCGAATCTCTTGGAGACCAGCAATATCTGCATCTTCTTTTTGACTTTGGATATGGTCCATTGAATCTGACTGACTTGCAGATTGGCGAGAATGACATCAACACTTATGCCAATATCCAATATAAGATTCACCCATCATTTAAAGCTGGCGACAAATTAGATTTATACAATCGAGATGTCTGGCAAGATTCATATTCTCAAAAGATTTCAGCATCAACATTCAGAACAGTCACGACTCAAATAGATTCAGATGAGGCAGTGATTGACTTTGGATTCCCTCAGGGATTGGTTGAGGTTAATTCACAAAATGGTGACCTTTACACCAGGACAGTTGAATTGTCATTGCAATACAGAGAAGCTGGCAGCTCGACCTGGTTGAATTTCACTGATTTACAGAGCACAGTTGCTGGTGGTGGCACGATTATTCGACCAACTAATGTGGACTATAAATGGGAGATGATTGGCGCTTCTTATGGTGACAATCCACGATATACCAATTATTCATCTTTGCCTGATTGGAATACCATCCCAGCTGATACCTTTATCACTGTGACCACTGACAGCTCATATGTTGATTATGATGGTTATTATCAGAGCAGCGTAAGCCGCCAAGACTACTATCGCTCAAATGTGTCCAGCAATGTGGCTCGCATTCGTGTGTCTAAAAAGACACAAAAGGGATTCACTGTATCAGTGCTATTGAAATTCCCAGCTCCTGGCGAATATGAATTGAGAACAGGTAGGACATCGGCTGATTCAGAGAGTCGATATATTTCAGATGATGTCTATTTGACTTCATTGCGCTCAAGCAAAAACAAATCTCCAATCGCTCCAGAGGTCCCACATACCATCGTGGAGATGCGCTTATTGGCAACTGACCAGCTCAATGGTGTCATCAATAATTTCACAGCTGTGGCAACTTCAGTGCTGCCAGTGTGGAATGGTGTTGCTTTTGTTGAGCAAGAGACTCGCAATCCAGCCTGGATATATTTGGATGTGTTGCGTGGCACTGCTGCCAGGAGAGCTGCCCCAGATTCTAGGATTGACATTGCAGCATTCGCAGAGTGGGCTCAGTGGTGTGATGCCTCTGCTGAGAATGCAATTGGTAAACCTAAAGCTCAATGCGATATGGTTATCTCTGGGACTTATACAGCTCACCAAGTGCTGAAGATGATTGCAGCCACTGGTGATGCAACTCCATCACTGCGCTCTGGCAAGTATTCAATCTCCATTGACAGAATTAAGCCATATCCAGTCCAGATGTTTACGCCAAGGAATAGCAATGGATTCAAGTCATCCAGGGCATATCACATCCAGCCTCATGGTTTGAGAGTTCAGTTTGTGGACCCAAATCAAAACTGGCAGCAAAGAGAAATCGTGGTTTATGACGATGGATATTCAGAGGCGAATGCCACCATCCTGGAAACCATGAACCTGGTGGGAATCACCAATTATCACCATGCCTATCGTTTAGGTCGCAGAGCATTGGCTCAAGGCAGATTAAGACAAGAGACATTCAGTATCAGTGTTGGTCTTGAGAATATCCTTGCCACCAGAGGCGATTTGGTTCGCCTGGCTTACGATGTGCCAAAGATTGGTAATGGCTGGGCAAGAATTAAATCAGTCAATGGTCAGCGAATCATCATTGATGAGCAATTCACCAACATGGAGAATGGCTTTTATATCAGAGTCCGAGTGGATAATGAGAGACAAATGGACCTTTTGGTCAATAACATTCTGAATGATTCTGAGGTCAATGTTGATGGCGATATGAGCAACATTCAGCCAGGGATGCTGATTACTTATGGCACTCTGGAGAGAATCACAATGGACTGCCTGGTCAAATCAATCAGCCCTGGATATGACTTGACTGCTGACATTGAATTGATGCCATATGCTCCAGCGATTTACTCTGCTGAAGTGGACCCTATTCCTGATTACAATCCAAATATCACCCAGGTCGAGAATGTGCGACCAATGCCAGTGGTCAATCTCCAGGCGAATGAGGTGGACACTGTTATCAATCGCAATCATTACATCTCAATCGGTCTCTCCTGGTCAAAGCCAGCTGGAGCCCAGCCTTATTACTATGTGATTTATGAGTGGCAAGACAATAAATGGCGAGAGATTGGTCAGACCATTGAGCGCAATTTCTATGCTTACAAAGAAGTCAGTGCCAGAAAAGACAATGGCGAGAAAAGTGACTTCATTGGTAAGAAGATGACTTTTGCTGTGGTTGGCGCATCTCCTGGCGGTTTGAGATTGCAGCCAAGCAATGGCTCCCAGGTAACTATCACACCAGTGGGTGACCAGGTAAAGCCAAGCAAGCCAAAGACATTCGATTTGGATATTCGCTCATCCACTCACATCTATCTTGACTGGAGACATTCAGACAGTAATGACATTGACTATTATGTGGTTCGATATAGTCCAAATTTTGACATCAAGGACATCAATCAATCGACCATTGTGGCTGACAAGATTTCATATCCTACAAATAGCGTGACAGTCCCAGCAAGACTTGGCACTTATTACATCAAGGCTGTGGACACGACAGGTCTAATATCGGATGAATATGGCACTGTCATCACACCAACTAAATTGCTCAACAATGAGATTGAGGTGATTGAGGTTGAAGATGCTGCCTGGACTGGCAGAAAAGTTGGCGGTTTGATTGTTGATGGCGATGAGTTGAAGATGCCAATCTCCATCACTCCAAACACTGGTGAGCGTGTTGGCACTTATTACTTTGATGATTACATTGATTTCGCCAATATCTATCCAGTTGTTTTGAGCAGCCATGTTGAGGTCGAAGGTTTCACCCCTGGCAGCCTGGAATCAATTGAGCAATATTTTGATGCTTATATTGAAGTGAGAAGCGCCTCAGCGAGAGTGCCTATCGCTACCTGGGAGCCTAACCTAGCGACAGCATTGCCAGATAGTTTGGCAGCTGGCTCAGTGGACATGGGAGAGTGGAGAAGATTATATTCTGGTGAATACACTGGCTTATATTTCCAATTCAGATTGACAGTCATCTCTAGGCGTGGCGATGTTGGTGTGACAATCAAGAAGGCTAAATCGATTGGCACTGCTAATATTCGCACTGCCAGCCAGTATGATTTAGTATGTCCAAGTGCTGGCATGAGGGTTTTGTATGAGCCACCATTCCAGGAGGTTTTGTCTGTCCAGATTACTCCATCCGATGTGATTGAGGGTGACACTTATGAGATTCGCAATAAGGGTGTGGATGGTTTTGATGTTAGATTTTTTAATAATGGCTTACCAGTTGAAAAGCAATTCGATTGGTTGGTGCGTGGATATGGTCAGCTCGCTGACTCCATCCCTAGATAAGGAGTGACAAGATGAGTCAATTTGATTTTGAGATTTTTCCATATGTGGACAATGGCGTTGATTTAAGCAATAAGCTAAATAATTGGCGAGATGCTTTGGAGTCATTGCATATTGGCACATCGAGACCATCGTATGCCCAAAAGGGAACCATGTGGATGAATGACTTGGACCCAGAAAAGGCGATTTTATATATTTTTGATGGCAATGTGGACATCCAGGTTGGTATTTATAACCTGGTGACTGGTCAGCCAGCATATGCAGCATCCACATTCTCTGGTGAATCTCCTCCAGGAGATGAGGCAAAGGAAAAGTCATTCTGGTTTGAGACAGATTCTGGTCGTGTTTATATTAGATATAAAAATCCAGATGGGACAGAGCTCTGGGTGGAAAGCTCCAGCTCTAGTGTCCCAGGTCCAGTGGGTCCAATAGGTCCCCAGGGAATTCAAGGTCCCCAGGGAATTCAAGGTCCAATTGGTGCGACAGGTCCAGCTGGTCCTATGGGACCTCAAGGACCAACTGGTCCGCAAGGTCCAGCTATCCCTGGCGTAACATTGGGAGCATGGACAATCACTGAATCTGGAAACAAGTTATATTTTGCGCACTCTGGAGCCAACAAATTCAGCATTGACACATCTGGAAACATTGTTTCAGTTGGCAACACAACTGCTTTTGGGACTCCATAATGGCTCTACAAAGCTCTGGAACAATATCGATTTCCAATGTATCTGTGGAATTGGGCAGAGCATCCAATGCAACAACAAGCATGGGAGAGCCTGATTCAAGGACACTGGCTAGGGTCCCAAGTGGCGTGATTGCCATGAGTGACTTTTATGGAAAATCAAAATCTATCCCAGTTGATTATTTGATTGTGGGCGGTGGTGGTGGTGGTAATAGCGCACAAAGTAACAATGGTGGCGGTGGCGGTGGTGGCGGTGGTGGTTATATTGCATCCAGCGGTAACCTACTTGGCTCTGGTCCGACAGCAATAACAGTTGGAGGAGGTGGAGCGCCAGGACAAAATGGAGGTGATTCATCAATTGCTGGCATTGCCACAGCAGTCGGTGGCGGTAGAGGTGGCAGCCCTGGTGGCACAGCGCCTGGAGTTGGTGGCTCTGGTGGTGGTGGTGCTGGATATGGCACAGCTGGAGCAGCAGCCACACCTGGACAAGGAAACCCAGGAGGTAGAGCTCCTCAATATGCCGCTGGCGGTGGCGGTGGTGCTGGTGGCACTGGTGCCGATGGATATAACGGAAACCCAGGCAATGGCGGCAATGGAGGTCCAGGAGCTACTTGGGTCAATGGTGTTGTTTATGCTGGTGGCGGTGGCGGTGGTTGCAACTCAGCCTGGAATGGCACTGGTGGCTCTGGTGGTGGCGGTGGTGGCGGTGCTTACGCTTCCGCTGGAGGACCTGGGACAGATGGTCTAGGCGGTGGTGGTGGCGGTGGCGGTCAGGACAGAGGTAGTCCAGGCGCTGGCGGCAGAGGCGGCTCTGGGATAGTAATTATTCGTTATTCTGGCGGTCAAAGAGCCAATGGTGGCTCAATTTCACAATCTGGAGGATTCACATATCATGTGTTTACATCCTCTGGGACTTTCAATCCAATTTAAGGACATATCATGCCAATATTAGATTTTCCACCATCCCCATCTGTGGGTCAGCTTTATGAAAATGACAGCTCAGGCACATATCGCTGGAATGGTTATGCTTGGGACCGAGTGAATGCTTATGTCGTGCCAATTGGCATCCCAGATGGAGGGATTATCATGTGGTCTGGCTCAATTACAAATATTCCCCCATCCTTTGCTTTATGTGATGGCACGAATGGCACTCCAAATCTGATAGACCGCTTCATTGTTGGTGCTGGTTCAACTTATGCAGTTGGCGCAACTGGCGGCAGTGCGAATGCAGTTGCTGTCAGTCACAGTCACTCTGCTTCATTTAGTGGCTCGACCAGCTCTGCTGGCAATCATAATCACACTTATCAGTGTGGTGGCGGTGGTGGCTCTGGTCCAGCTATTAACTCAACAAGTAATGTGACAAGCCTCCCAACAAATTACGCTGGAGACCACACTCATTCAGTATCAGGAACAGTGACAATCACTGGCTCTGGCGAAGATGGCACAAACAAAAACTTGCCGCCATATTTTGCATTGGCATTCATCATGAAGGTGGCTGCATGATTACAAAAGAATATCTGATTGAGGCTAAATTATGTGGCGCATCCGCAGCTGATAAGTGGGTGAGCGCTATCAATGAAACCCTTGAGAAATATAACATCTCAACTCCAGAGCAGATTGCTGGATTCCTGGCTCAGTGCAGCCATGAGTCAGCTCACTTCACGATGGTCAAAGAGAATCTCAATTACTCCTGGGAGGCTCTGCGCAGAGTATTCCCTAAGTATTTTCCCTTAGATGAAGTGGCGATGCAATACAATCGCAATCCAGAAAAGATAGCGAACCGAGTTTATGCAGACCGCATGGGTAACGGAAGCGAATCATCTGGCGATGGATATAAGTATTGCGGCAGAGGATTGATTCAGCTGACTGGGAAAAACAATTACCAGGCATTCTCAACATATATCAACATTCCAGAAATCATGGATGACCCATCAATGGTTGAGGGTCCAGAGTTGGCGGTCCTATCAGCTGGCTGGTTTTGGCATACCAACAAGCTCAATGACAAGGCTGGAGACATCAAGGCTCTGACCAAAGCCATCAATGGTGGATTCATTGGCTTGGATGACCGAACCAAGTTATATTCTCAAGCCTTAGCAGTCCAGGTGGCGTGATGGCTGAAGTGGACCAGACTAATGCCAAAGACACCCTCCTGGGTGTTTTGTCCTATATCAATTCTCCATTTAGATTGTTTGTCGTGGCTCTTTTGGCTGTCATGGGATTTGTAGGATATTTCATCTATGCGAACCAGGCTGTCATCATTGGCGCATATCAGAAAAGCCAGGAGCTGCCAAAGATGAATCTATCCAGGGCAGATGATGTGGCAGCAATCATCATCAAGGAGACTGGCGCTGATTTGGTGGCGATATTTAATGTCAATCCAGTGCTAGGAAAAAGAGTCCTGGAGCGAGCTTATACCAGGGATGGCAGATATAAGGCTTTCGATGGTATCGACACAGGCTTATTCACATCCAATCAAAACAACAATTATGATTTAATCAGATTGATGGGCGCTGAAGTGCCTTGCAATCATTACTCATCGGCACAGTCAGAGATTGGTCTTTGGTATTTATCCCAGGGAGTGACATTCATGTGCCGAGTATCAGTGCCACCAGAGATCAATGCCTTTATTGGACAGGTTTCAGTTGGCTGGAAAGAGCCCCCTAAGGATATATACAAAGTCCAGGGAATACTTGAACTCACATCGAGGATGCTAGTTAAATGAACCCAATCATGATTGCAAAGTCAGCCGCCATTATTCTCATCACCCTGGCTGTATTTTATACAGGTAAGCAAGTAGAAAAATCTTACTGGCTTGAGCGTGAGAATAAAATAAAAGAAAAGGTTATGCGCCAGGCAGCTGAAAGTCAGGCAAAGTCCAATAAAGTAGCGCAAGAGTTTGCATTATCTCAAGCAGCATTAAATAAATTAAAACTTAACTCCAATGAAAGGTCATTAAATGAGGTCAATAAAAATAGCAGCGATTACGCTTGTCGCATTCCTGATGGTGGGCTGCGCCTCATCTCAAGTGCAATTCGTGAAGCCAATGCCGCCCAGTAATTTACTAATACCTTGCGAGCCAATTGAAGAGCCAAAGCTTTCAAATCTTGGTGACTTGATGATTTTTACAAATAAACTTGCCTATCAATATGGTGAGTGCAGGGCAAAAGGTATAAAATTAGGCGATTACTTTAAAGAGTAGCTCTTATGAGGGGTCCAATAACTAGCTGCCTGGTTAAGCTCTCACAGCTCAGTAGCAGCAAACTTTTGTGACCCCTCACCCTTTTTATCGTTTAAGGATCTTTGAGCCCATTCTTGATTGATCAAGTATTCCTAATGGCGTCTCTAGGCGTTTAGTTTTATTCTTTGGGTGACATACCCAAAGCTCACCCATTTTCTCAATAATAGCCTTTGACTTGGCATCATTGGCCGCTGGCATTAAATCATAAACAGCATTATATTTGCCAGCTTTAATCATTTGCTGGATTAAATTAATATCACTTGGTGACATATCGCTCTCCATTCCATAATGACGGTATTGCTCTAAATGCGTCCATATCAGCTTGACGTGGATGCGGCTTAAACTTTAGCTCACCTCTGGTTACAAGCTCCCTGGGGTCCGCTTTAATGCCTTTGGGCTTGCCTGTATCGCCTTTGATTGCTTTATATCCGCGATGAGTCAATGTAAATTGCTCGCCGTAAAACTTTTGGATATAGTTTCCTTTTAATAAACCCATTAATAAGTCTGAATTAACGCTAAAGACTTCAAAGTCCTCTTTGGTGTTAAATCCAGTATTAATTAAGTTTAATATTTTTAGTGCTTCTGGGTTTGCAGATAGTTTTTGGGTCATGTCAGTATATTAGTTGAATTAACCGGGCGGACCCGGCTAATTATTATTGATTTAAAACCTGGATTAATAGCTGGCGAATATAACCAGAGCGCTTTAGGCCTTGGTTCTTTGCTGCTTGATCCAATTGCTCTACCAATGCTTTTGGCAAAATAACGCCGATTTGCTTTTTCTCTTCTTTCATACAATTTCCTTAACTAAAATACCAGCGGACTCCAATAAGTCCTTAGGCGATTGGGAATATAGAGTATTGGCTCCATTAAATAATCTATTGGTCTCACCAAAGATAACTGTTTTAATACCAGCGTTAACAATTAGCTTTGCGCATTCAAGGCATGGTGAGGTTGTAATTGCAAGCGTGCCACCTTCAGCATGACGCCCAGCTAGCATTAAGGCATTGGCCTCACCATGTATTGCACGGCAAGCTAAATGACTAGCGGGCGCCGACAAAGTTAATGCAACGCATGGCTTTTCATGGCAATGCGGTTGGCCACTTGGAGGGCCGTTATAAGCCACAGCAATCACTTTATTGTTTGCATCTGCAATCACTGCGCCAACAGCGCGCTTTTTACAGGTTGCTCGTGTTGCTGCAACTTTGGCCAGGTTAACCAAATAATTGTGGAGGTCAATTCTCATTTTTGGGCTTGTGATTCAAGTAGTTCGTGTTTTATTCTTGAAACAAGGCCTAAGCATTTATCTTTTTGATCAATTGTTAAATGCTTTGTTTTTCTCAGGCTTGCTATAGTTTTATTTTGATCTTCATGGGGTAATTTAATAATTGCACCGGGCTCAACAATTAACAGCATTTCTTTTGCAAGTTTTTGAATAACGCGATAGCCACTGTTATTTTCAGCGGGCATTTTTGCGTTACGCTTTGCAATTGTTGCTTGTAATAATGTAGGTTTTTTTGTGGTTGTTTTCATACTTTTCTCCTTGTTAAGCGGCCATGCCGCCCATATCAATAGCACTTTCATGCTGATAATTAATAAAAACTACTTTAGATGCATCAAACTGCTCAACTGGCATGCCAGCGGGCGCATTTAATTCAATCTGTGGTAATGGATGCTGTTGGCGTGTTAAATATTCCTTAACGCCGTCTAGGTTTTGCTTGTAAATGTGTGCGTCTGCAATTGATGCACTGACAAAACGCGGTCTTAAGCCTAGCTCATTGGCAATCAAATGATTAAGGCCAGCATAATGACCCAAATCAGTAGGAAAGCCCAAAGCCATATCGCAGGATCTCATGGTGAACATTAAATCCAAATAGCCATTAACAATACTCAACTGCCAAGAGTAATGGCACGGCGGCAATGCACCCTTATCTAACTCGGCTGGATTCCAATAGCTAACCAATAAACGGCGTGATGTAGGGTCAGCTTTAGCCGTGTTAATAACGGTGCGGAGCTGATCAACCCCATTAAAGTGGCGCAATTGGTAAGGATAAATGTGACCTAGGTTTTTATTGCCTGGGGTGCCGCGTTTATTATTCCACTCTTCTAAGTTAGCTGTCCAGAAATTACAGCCGCGTGATGTATACTCATCAATGTTAGTAAAGCCCTTGACAAAGCATTCCAATTCAGCAAGCATGCCTTTATAAAAAGCTTTACGCCCGGTCAATAATGGAAAGCCATCGCGCAAGTCAAACGTTAAAAACTGATGGCTTAAGCGAAGCACCGGACCTGCACGGCTCGGCACTTCATCGCCATCTCTAATAATTTCAATCAATGCGTCGTTGTAGTTAAGCATTATTTATCCTTGTTTAATGCTGCCAAAAATAAAGCATTGCATAAAATATGATCAATATGTTTAAAGCCCGATTCTTGGTCGATCATTTCACCGGCTTGATGCAATGCCAAATGACGCAATAAAGCGGCTGTATATCTAGCTTCAGCATTTTCAACGGCTAACCAATTCCATGCACCATATTTTTGGGCGCCAAAGCCCATAACTTTAGCGGCGCCCTCTAATGCTAGCAATGGAATTAAATCAAATCTAGCTTTATCGCCATCAAATTTTTTACCTTCACTCATGATGATCTCCAGTTAAATCTGATAAGTTTGGCGCGATCCAACCAGCTGGCTTGACCAAATCACGGGCAAATCCACGCTTGGAGTGCAAAGCTTCACCAGCTAGCATTTTCTGCATATTGGCATCCATCACTCGGTTAAAAGCCTCATCAAACACGTCGGCAAATCCATGCCTATAAACTGTGCCTAATAAAAAGACCTGAAGATCAACTAATGCATCGAGCTCATCAGCTCTAGTATTTGCATCAGCATACTCGTCTAATTCTTCCTGCATTGCAACAATCCTAAAGTTTTTTTCATCGTCGGGTAACGCTTTAGGTGCCTGGTCAGCAGCAAGGTCAAATTTTTTGTGCATCTCAATAATTTTTGTCATCATTTGCATAGTTAAAACCTGGGGTTTCCCCCAGGTGCCTTTTTAGAATGGAATGTTATTATCAGATGCAGGTTTTGCAACACCAAAGTCATCAGCCGCGGAGGTTTTGCCACCTAATGGCTCGCCTGAAGCTAATTTCTGTAGGTTGTTTAGATAAAAACTTACGCCAGAATTGCCTGCTTGCTGGTAAGCAAAAGCAGTAATCGAGGCACGTCCATAATCACCGCTTACAAAATCATTTGCAACCATTACTGATTGGCCTTGAGCATCAACAACACCAGGCTGCTCATTTGATTTTGTGCGGATAAAGAAGTGACCAGCATATTGGCTACCTAGTGGAGATCCGTCTTGCTTAGTCTCAGTATCACCATCACGCAATGGGTTGCGCAAGTTTGGTGGATACTTACCGCCTGGAAACTTCTTATCCAATGCTGCTTTCATAGCGGCCTTAATAGCTGCAATGCCAGACTCATCAGACTTAGGGATCAATAGCTCGGTTGAGTATTCATCTTTACCTGATAGCTCATTCTTTTTAGGGCTTGCCCAGTTAAGATAGCTAAAGCGCACTTTGTTAGTTACGATTTTCATATAGTTCCTTTACAGTTTAACAGTTTTGGCCAGCAAAAGCGCTGGTTGGAAAGAGTATAACACAGTTTTTATTAAAAAAACACCACTATGCGATAAAAAAACACTAAATATTTGCCATAATCTGGTGTGTTTTTAGCTAAAAACTTGACAAAAACTGAGTAATTGTGTTAAACTATCAATGTAGCAACTGATTAAATGACTAACTGAAAGGCAACAAAAATGGAAGATAAAGACTGGATCCAAGAAGCTTTGAAATGTAATCTAGAGACGGCTGAAAAAATTGCAGCTGTGATGTATGACTATATGAATCCTCCTAGATATTTAAACTCAAGCTTACGCACATTAAAAGCTGACTTTTTAATGGTTGCTGAATTAGCTAATATCGAGGTGAAATAATGAATCACAACGACGAACCAACAATTTTTCAAATCTTTTTATGGGTTTTGGCTATTTTGTCAGTGCCAATGAGTTTTATATTACTTGGCTATGCATTAATGGAGATCTACTCATGAATAAACAATTCCACCTTAAATATGCAGCTATAGTTAGCCATTTAATGGCTGAAGATAAAGCAAAATGGTTTCCTATTTGGTCATTCCACGTTAAACAATATTTGAAAGGTTCAAAATGAAAGATAGCACATTAGGAAAAGCAGCAATGCTATATGTAAAATTCCAGATCTGGATGTTTGTTTTTATCATGGCAATGGTTGTTATTAATACATTATTGGAAGGTAAATAAAATGAAAGAATTGTTAAAACCGTTATCTGAATTAGCGCCAAAGGCTGGCACTTGGTTAACATAAAAAAATATCCAGCTAGGCATTGGCATTCTTATTGAGTTGACGTTTGACTTGCTTAAGTTATTTATTTATGCGGGTATTGTTTTCTTTATTTATCAAGCTGTGCCTTGGACGCATTTATATTTGTCTATCCAAGAGTCATTGCTGAAAGTATAAATGATCCTTTATCCTCATCAAGTGGAGGCAAAAGCCTTCTTATTAGAAAAGAAGCGTGCTATCCTGGCCGACGAACCAAGATGCGGTAAGACATTGCCAGCTGCTGCGGCAGCCTTGGAAAACTTGCCCGTCTTGGTTGTTTGCCCGGCCGCTGTTAAATCTGTTTGGGAATC